AAGCAGAGGTCTTGATGAGCCAAGCGTTGTACAATCCGCCACTCGTCACCCAGCTTGTTACGCCAGATCCGTCTGTGGCTAGGACTTGATCAGCGTCTCCGTCATCTGCGGGGAGCGTCAGTGTGTAAGAAGTGCCAATAGTAGCGGGAGCTTGCATAGCTACATACTGACCACCCGCTGAATCTTGGAGCCTAAGATCTCCTTGAGCCAAGATATCTACATTACCTGTTACCGAGACACTTGCATCTGCGGTAAGCAACCCTGTTACATCCAGCGTTCCCGCTAGGTCAATGTTGGTTTCAAGTTTTCCGCCCGTTATCGCTAAGTTCGCTATCTTTCCAGTAGTTACATTTAAATCAGCTATCTTTCCAGTAGTTACATTTAAATCAGCTATCTTTCCAGTAGTTACCGATAAGCCCTGTATCTTTGCCGTTGTTACAGCTAAATCAGCTATCTTTGCTGTTATTACCGCTAAGTCTGACACTTTACCGCTGGTTACATTTAAATCAGCTATCTTTGCGGTAGTTACAGCCAAATCAGCTATCTTTGCTGTAGTGACCGCTAAATCAGCTATCTTTGGGGTCGTGACTATGCCAGTCCCTAACTGAGATGTCGTTAAAGGGACATTTGCCGGTTGATTTCCTAAGTATCCACCCATTTTACTTTTCCTTTTTGTTAGCTTTCTAGCTCTGGCTTGGTGTCTGGGAAATCAGATGTTGAAGGCCACGCTCTTAGTTCTGCTCTATAAGTGGTTAAGTTAGAAGCGTTAGGGTAATCATCTAAAAGATGAAGAGTGTCAGTTCTCTTTAACTCTATATTTCTCCAAATTCTTGCTTCTTGTTCATCTGTTACCGCAGGAATTTCTTGAGGTACATACGCTTCGTAGAACTCAAAGTTTGCCGCCATGAACGCTTCGTTAGCACTGACCCCTGCATTTGTTACATTACCGTCAGCGTCTTTCACCACCCATATATTATTCATAATTTCTCCTTACCACGGTAGATACTGAATTAAGACCAAGCCAGCACCGCCCTGTCCACCTTGTGCGGGCGGGGCGTTAGTACTCTGTGTGCCACCACCACCACCGCCTACGGTTGCTGACCCACCAGCACAACCTCCGGGATAAAACCTAGCCCGCGCCCCACCACACAAATCCCCGGCGTTTTGGGTGGCGTTAGCAGTGTTATTATCAGCGTCATAGGAGTAGTTTTCAGTCCCAGTTAAGCCTCCCGTAATAACCCCGTATGCGGAATTAGCAAGCCCTGCATCAGAACTTCCTGCGTCAGTTTGACTGCCAAACCTATTTATACTGACTGCCCCTGTTCCATAAACGCCTACTGCGCCGCCTCCTTCGGTGTTGCCCGCACCCCCTCTGTTGTTAACATCGCCGCCTCCTGCTGTACCACCTCCGCCGTGTGCGGAGCCGTTATAGTTGCCACCCGCACCACCGTTAGCTGTTAAGGTAGATAAGCCCGTGCCAGTTACCGTAGAAGCACCTCCATCCCCACCACTTGCCGACCCATTTCCGCTAGGCCCTCTAGCTCCAACAACAACAACAAAACTACCACCAGTTGTCACCGCTAAGGAATTTTTTTTAGAGTATCCACCGGCTCCACCCGCCCAGTAACCTGTTCCAGCAGCCCCGCCGCCTCCTCCTATTACATGGATGCAGATATTGCCATCCATTGGAGGAACCCATGTTTGGGATATGGTTAAAAATAATTGGGGGTATACCTCTGCTACTACACCTAAAACTGCCATGTTATTCTCCTAGACTTGGAACCAGCCAATAGCTGACGATGTATAGACAAGCTGCGTACTATTTCCATTGGGTAAAGTGTTGTTTACAGACGCAGAATTAATGTTTTCCCCGTTCCTATCTACCGTCACTAATCCTGCTGCTGCATTACATATTATCACTGTATCGCCTATTGTCGGGCTGGCTGGAAGAGTTACTGTAAACGCGGTTGCTGAGTTGCATATATACTGACCTCCAGAAGCCAAAGTAGTGGCTGTCGTGAGTACCGCCCACGCACTGTATAAACCTCCGCTAGTAACCCAGCTTGTAACTCCTGAACCGTTTGTGGCTAAAACTTGATCCGCATCGCCGTCATTTACGGGAAGCGTTATTGTGTAGCTAGTCCCTACTGTAGCAGGCGCTTGCAAAGCTACATATTCTCCGCCACTTGAGTCTTCAAGCCGTAAATCACCTTGAGCCAAAATGTTTAAATTACCTGTTATAGAGGCGCTTGCGTCGGCTGTAAGCAGCCCAGTAACATCAAGCGTTCCTGCGATATCAATGTTGTTAGCAAGCTGCGCTCCCGTTACAGCGTCGAGGGCTATCTTCCCCGTGGTAACGGCTAGGTTAGCTATTTTTCCTGTAGTTACATTTAGATCCGCTATTTTTCCTGTAGTAACGGCTAAGTCAGCTATCTTTCCTGTCGTTACATTAAGATCAGCTAATTTTGCTGTAGTAACGGCTAAGTCAGCTATCTTTGGAGTAGTGACAATGCCATCTGGCAGTTGGTCCGATGTCAGAGGTACAGAGCTAGGCTGATTGCCGATGTACGAAAGATCAGACATTAGGTTATCTCCAGAACGCTCAGCACTGCATCAATCGAAGAAGACGCGCTTGAGTTAACCTTTATAGAGTCTCCCGTGACAAGCACTATTTTTTGGTTTCCGCCAATAGGGACGAGAGCGCCGCCAACAGGAACGGGCGCGTTTTTTACTAAGTAAAAGTCAGTTGATCCATTGTTTAATGTCACGTCTACATCTACTGTTGACGCGGTTGTGTTTGATACGGTCAAGCCGATCACCGTTGTTTGAGTTGAAGACCCAACAACATAACCGCCTACAGCAGTCAACGCGGTGCCAACTCCCGTAGATAGTTTTCGCGCAAATACGTTAGCCATTTATTTCTCCTATCCTAATGCAATCGCTAATGCAATCACGTCGTCAGTAGTCACTCCAGCCGCTGGTGTGGCCGAGGTCCAATTTGTGCCGTCCGAGGTTAGGACATTTCCGCTCGTACCCGCCGCTGTCAATCCTGTACCGCCATTTCCTGCGACTAAGGTTCCCGCTAAAGTAATATCTCCAGTGGTTCCAGTGTTTGGAGTAAATCCTGTGCTCCCCCCACTGAAAGATGCAACAGCAGAGGTAACAGCAGAAGTCCAAACAAAAGCAGCGCCATTCCATTTTAAAAATGTGTCAGTTACTGTGGGAGCTGCTAAAAAATTACTCGCCCCAGAGCCTGTATTATATACTATGCGATTGGCAGCCCCCCCAAGGACGTTGTTTGCGCTCGTAGCCGTAGTTGCGCTTGCAGCCGTTCCAGATATTGATATATTCCAAGTTCCCGTAGCGCCAGTTCCGTTAGTTGCGGCTGCGCCCACATTTGCCGCAGTTAAGACAACAACGCCTGTCTGACCGTTCACCGACACAACAGTGTTGGACTGATCAAGTTTCTGCCAGACAGCGCCGCTAAATACAGCCCAGTCACCCACGGCCCAGTCGGTTATACCGTCTAGATTAGTCGTGCCTGCTACAGCAACAATGTAGTAATAGCCTTGAACTCCTGCTCCAGAAGCCAAAGTCGGAGTATTTGTGGTCGCGTTCCAAGTGCCTTGAAACGACAATCCTGTCTGAAAAGCAGCCGTTGAAACGCCGGTTACTACGCCTTTGGCGTCCACAGTAACGACGGGTATTAACGATGAGCTACCGTAAGTCCCAGCCGTTACGCCAGAAGCCGGAAGATCAGCGTTGACCAGCGTCCTAAAGGCTGTAGGAGCGTCAGCTCCAGCCGCTGGTCCTCCGTAGAACACGTTTGCCGGCTGATCGGTCGCAATTAAAGCAGACCCCCATGTCGGCGCTCCGGCACCGCCGGAAACTAGCACTTGCCCAGAAAGCCCTACAACACTGAGGCTAATGTCATTTCCGCCGCCGTAAGCAACGCCACCTGGCGTGTTAGTGTTTGACCTTCCGGTGCCGCCTTGGTCGATCGGCAGCGTACCGTCAATTTGATCTTGATTATTGAGGTCTACAGGAGGGTGCCGGTGATCTCCCCTAGAAAGCTCGTTTAAAGTTCCCGCAGATCCGTTAGTAGTTCCCGTCAGAGGTGCCGTGTCTTCAAAGTCAGCGGTCAAAGTTACGTTAGCGTTAAGGTTTCCTCCGCCTTCCAAGCCTGCTCCGGCTATGATCTGGCGGCTTATAGGAACATAGCCCGTTAGTGTGGCCGCAACAGAGCTTATCGCTGTGATGCGCCCTGTGGCGTCTACGGTCACAACGGGAATAGCGGTTCCGCTACCATAAGTTCCTGCAGAAGCTCCGCTTGTCGCTAGTTGCGTAGTCCCGATACCTCCGTTCGCAACGCTTAGCGTCACGTTATTGGCTAACGATCCGCCGCCTGTCAGGGCGGTTCCGGCAATAACTTGTCGAGTCGTTGGAACGCCTGCAACTTGAAGCAAGTCTCCAGCGCGGACCTGATAGCTTACGCCTTGATAAGTAAAAAGAAGCAGTCCGTCAGGCGATGCCTCTGGAGCTACGGGTAACTGAGTTACCCTGCTAGGTATTAAATTACTAGGAACATCTACGGTCATTAATCCATCTCCAAAAATTTATTGCCGTCTTCAGTGACAATAAACTCATCGCCGGCCTCTTGAATGACTCCCGACGGGTGCGTGTCTATATTTGTGTCT